CAGGAGTATCGACGTCTCTTTCTGGTGCGCAAAGTATAGCTCAAGATCGTGGTTGCGCACCTCGATTTGTTTAGTCGTGAACCACCAGATCAGGGCGATCAAAGCGATATTCATAATCGAGAGGGCGAGAGAAAGCGGTTGTTCCTTCATGATGGTCATGAAGGTGCCGGCGGCCCTTGCGCCTTCTTCTATTGCTCCGGGATTGATGGTAGCCTCCTATCGATGAACAATCCGCTCGCGGGGCTTTCGCTGTCTTATCTGATCGGGCGCAACGAGCCAGGACCGGGCGCGGAAGGCGTTCTGACCGTCGCCGGCTATGATGCGACCGCACCGTGTGAGAATGGCAGGAGCGCCGGCTACTGCAATTTCTTTAACGAGAAATACGACGAGCAGAGCGATGCCGAACGCGCCAAATATGCGCCTTACCTGCACACGTCCGACGTCGCGGATGAGTACAACGAAGGCCAGATCGATCCGGAAGGGCAGGGCTGGAATCGCAATCTCGACGAGCAGTTCGCGCGCCGGCTAGAGCAGGGTTTCAGGATCATCGAACTCGATAACCCGGATGCCTATGCCACCAGCGACGTCATCGCGGCGCTCAATCGCATGGTCGCGTCCGGCATTCCGCTGGCGCTCGCGAAGAACGCCGCGCTGTGCACGGAACCGGCGACCTATCTGCGCCATCCCGCGGTATGCGGCGTCATCGTCGAGCGCAATTGCGGGCCGCCGGATTTGATGCACCGCATTAGGGTCGAGGCTGGCAAGCCAGATCTTCCGGTCTGGTTCGTGGCCTTCGGCGGCGGGTACGATTGGGCGGAGCTGATGGCCAAAGAAGCGGCCGAATATACGGAGATGTCGGTCACCTACTACGCCGCCATGGGCGAGTATGCGGGGGGGCGCGAGGAGCTTCTCGCACCGACGCCGGCCGGTCCGCGCGTAGGCTGTCCCGATACCGTTTGATCGCTTCGAGCGCGCGAGGACTATAACTCAGGCGGTGAAACACGCTCTGCATCGCCGCCCGCGCCTTCTCGCAATGCTTGCAGCTCATTTGCCTTCTCTTCCGCGGCGGCAGCCTTGACGGCTTCTGCGTGCTGCCGCATCCGCTCCTTCTGCTGTGCGTCGAGAAACTGCCTGTATCGCTCGTGAAGCGCTTCCCATTCCTTCCAGCGTTCCGCCGTCATGGCGCCGAGCCCGCCGAACTCTTTGCAGAACTCTTCCAGATCAGGCGGATTCATGTTGCTCTCGGGGCGATCTTTGGCGATCGCTTCCTTAGACTTTCATATGCCGCTGCGATCTCTTCCTTGGTGGTAATCGTGCCGGCCGTGATCTTGTCAGAGGTACTCGCCTCGACGACAATGCATTGATCAGCAAACTCAGTAAGATCGAGGTCTATCTGATCAAGCTCCTTCTTCGACATCCTGACAAAAGTCGGCTTGCTGGATGGAAAGCCATCAACCATCGCATAGATCTTGGAAGTTAAATCTAGCTGCTTCTTGCCAGAATTGTGCGAACCCGTGGTGTACATGGAGCGAACGTCGCGCGTGGTTGCCGTCGCATGGAGTCCATCCGCCAGCACCATGCCACCGTTCTCTATGTTGGAGCGTATCGTTGCCGAGTAGTCGTGCAGTCTCAGTTGCATCTCCTCTGGCGAGTGCGGCGTAAAAATCCAGCCGCCTGGATTATTAGGGTCCTTCTGCACATTGCCATAGAACTCATCCGGCATCGGTTGCAGCGGCGCAACTGTAACCACTGCGAGCGCCATCTGCATCTGGGTCATGTTCATAGGCTGGCAACTGAGAACGCCGGCCTGCGGATCGATGAACTCGACCCACGCGTCCGCCGCGATCTCTCTGCCATCCTTGACGTAGACGACGTTATCCATGCGCGATCATCCAAACGGCCCTGTCGGCGGCGTGAAGTTGGCGGTGTATCGTGCGATGCCCTTGGAGACGCGAATCTCGTCCAAGCGCCCGTTCAACGGGAACGCAACAAAATCAGTGCCAGATATCCCTATGGCCGGCATGTGGGTGCCTGTCCCATAGTTGTTGCCGTCGCTGTATGATGGACCGTCCTGTACGCCATTGACAAACATTCTCAATGTGCCCGCTGCGCGAGCCACTGCTGCGTGATACCACTGATTGACGGCGCAGATCACCGTGCCTGTTATGAGATTCGCACTGTTCGCGAAGACGCCGAGATGCCCATTGGCATCTGTCATGAACAGGCCAGGACCGAAGTTAGGTGCGGTCTTGGTATAACCAAAATCTATGAGTGTCTGAGTACCCAGTGCATTGAAGCGGACCCAGCACTCGATCGTGAAGTCGCCTGTGCCAAAAGTAAAATCCGCCTGGGTCGCGGCCTCTCCAAAAAGACAGCCGTTGCTTCCAACGAACGATGCCGCCGCCGTGCCGAACTTTGCAGCAACGGTGCTGATCTGCCAAACCCCCTGATTACCCATCGCGTGATTGCTGGCAGAACTATCAGTGACGGTAGTTGACCCATTCGCGCCATCAAGATGCAACAACAGCTTGGTGAAGCTGTCATTTCCTCCAACTGACGGACCGGTTATCGTCCACTCTCCGCTGCTCGTGAATGTGTGAATGGTGTTGCCGCCAGAAGTCGTGACGTTCCCGCCTGCGGCTATCATCGAGCCGGTGGGATAGGATAGGATCACGACGCCACTGCCGCCGATGCCAGACAAAACACCCGCGCCGCCAGATTGTTGATAATTCCCAGAACCACCGCCGCCGCCGCCGGTGTTGGCAACTCCAGCGTTTGCATTCCCTCCTGTCCCACCGTTGCCGCCGCCGCCAGACCCACCAGTCCCGCTCGCATAACCGTCACAAGCGCCGCCGCCGCCGCCGCCGCCATACAAGACAGATGATCCCGAGATGGTGGACGCGATACCTGCGCCGCCATTTGCTCCATTGTTGCCCACAACTGATGAACCGACTGCGCCAGCGCCGCCACCGCCACCGCCAGCCGGTATACTGGCAGCGGCAGTGCCAGCACCACCAGCGTTGCCTTGCCCGGGGGTTCCTGCACCGCCTGGAAGACTATTAGCAGAGCCGCCGCCGCCGGAGCCGCCAGTGCCAGCCGGAGCTTGGCCACTTCCTGCTCCCCCGCCGAAGCCGCCTCCAAGAGCGGTGATGCTGTTGAACGACGAGTTGCCTCCATTCGCTGTGGGAGAATTGTATTGGCCAATGTTGGGACCACCAGCGCCAACCGTCACCGCATAAACGTTATAAGCTCTGGCAGGTATACCAACTCCTCCAGATCGAACTCCGCCGCCTCCGCCCCCTCCGCCTAAGCCACCACCACCACCTCCGCCCCCGACGAGCAGATAGCTCACGGCGACCCCAGCCGCGCCGGCAAAGACAGGAACCAATCCCGGAAGCATGACGGATCAGCTCATGTTCGCGCTGAAGAAGCACTCGATCTCAGTGCCGCTCTTGACCGCGTAAGAGATTAGATCAACCGCGCCGGCCGCTGTGGAGAGCGTCGGCTTGGTCCCGCCACTGAATTTGTAGTTGCTTCCCCACGTGGTGATTGTGCGCGAGCCGGTGCCGTCCTGCACCAGATAGATGATGCCCTTCTGTCCAACTTTTGGATTGGTCGCATTAGCGATCGTGCGGCCGGTGGCGCCGAGCGTCCAGATGAAGTCGAACCCTGTCGAAAAATCAGGCGTGACGGTCGCGGCATCCGTGAGTGTCTGCAAAGCTGCCGCGGCCCACACGGCATTCGCCGCCAGCAACGCATTCGCCGAGTTGCCGGCATATTGCGCCGCCGTTGCCCATGCCATCCAACTCGGAGCAGCGGCAGCGCCATTGCCGACGAACGATGTGCCGGCCGCACCGACGCCAATTGGAATGAGAATGCCAGAGCCGTCGGTGTAGAAGTTCTTCCAATTTCCCGGCGCCATCAACGAACTCAGATTGCCGTCGATGATGGTGACGAGATCGGTGCCGGCGAGTTCTTGAGTGACGCCAGCTCCCGCCGCGATGCGCCCCAGGACGCGGCTGCTGGCGCTTATGTTCTGGATTTTGGCGTAGGTGATGCTGCCATCTGGGATGCCGGGAATGGCACCGATCGCCGTGGCAACGAAGGCCGTGGTGCTGATCGATGTGCTGTTATCGCCGGCTGTAGGCGTGACCGCCTTCGCATTTCCAGTGAATGTTGGTTGATTGATAGGAGCCAATGGCGCAACCGCTGCCTGCACAAATGCCGTTGTGGCAAGCGTGCCATCGTTTGAGGCGGGCACTGGCGTAGGGGCGCTAGGCGCTCCAGTGAATGCTGGTCCCGGTCCAGCCAACGTCGCATAATCGTTGGCGACCGAATGCACGAACGCCGTTGTGGCAATATTCGTAGTGTTGTCCGTCTTGGCAAACGTTATTGACTTAGGGGTGCCAGTGAACGACGGATTAAGAAGAGGCGCGTAGGCTGTCAGCGCCCCCGAGATGTTGACCCAGGCCGCATTGTTGCGAACATAGTTCGCGTTATCCGACGGTGCGTCGGTCTGTATCGCCGCCCCAACCCAGGTCGCATTGCGGCGTGAGTAGTAAACACCATCGGTCGGTGCTTCAGCAATGCCGCCGGTGCCACCCCCTCCACCGGCAGACGCGAGTATGCCAGAGCTGAATGTCATGTTGGCGCCCATCTCGACGGGCAACCAATTGCCTACGGCGCTGCGATAATAGAAAGCGCCCACGCTGGTAACGCCAGCAAGCGAGGTCAGCTCGGCGCTGAGCGGCTGATAGCCGGCGAGGCCGCGATCCACGTAGGCCGTGGTAGCCAAGGTGGAATCGAAGCTCCCTGGTTGTTGCGTAGGTGCGCTCGGAGAACCAGTGAACGTTGGATTACGCAAAGGTGCCAACGACGCGATCGCCCCTTGCACGAACGCCGTTGTTGCGATGGTCGAATCAAAACTGGTCGGGACCGCTGTAGGCGCGGACGGCGCGATGTTACCGGGTCCGTTTTGAAATGCTGGAGCGACTATCGTCGCGTACGACTGCAACGCCGTCTTCACGAATGCCGAGGTAGCGATCGACGTGTCGTTGCTGGCGGCTAGCGGTGTGATCGAGGTCGGCGTCCCGGTCAACGCGGGCGAGTTCTTCGGTGCCAGTGGAGCGGTGGCAGCGGCCACGAACGCGGTGCTTGCGAGCGCGGTGCTGTTGTCAGTAGAGGCTGGTGTGGTGGTCAGCTTCGGGGTTCCAGCGAACACCGGATTTAGGATCGGCGCGAACGAAGCCGTCACCCAGCCCGTGGTCGCGATGCTCGTATCATTGTCGCCGACCGGCGGCGTGACAGCGCGAGCGTCGCCTTGAAATACCGGGTTGAGAATCGGCGCGAACCCGCTGGTTGCACCGGCAAGCGTAGCTTGCACAAATCCTGTGGTAGCAACCGAAGTATCGTTGTCGCCCAGAGTTGGCGGAGTTGCCAGAGTAGGATTACCGACGAGGATGGTATCGATCTTGGCGAACTGAATGGCCGTTGTGACAAATGCCGTGGTCGCAACGGTATTATCGTTGTCACCTTGCAACGGAGTAGGCGCGCGCACGTCCCCAGTAAAAAATGGCGAATCGCCAACGATCGCATTGCCTGGAGGACCCGGAGTGCCCGTGTCGCCCTTTTGGCCCTTGAGACCGGGCTGCCCGGCGACACTAATGTTCCAGCCGGTGTAGATGCCCGCACCGTTGATCAGGTCGCTCTGTATCGTGAGATTGATGTCATCGAAGGCCGTGACGACGCCCTCGATCCAGGCGGTGACGTTGGCGACTGCGGCCACGCGCACGCGCACTCCGGGCGTGAAGCCGAGCCCGACCTGATCCACCGCGAAGACGTAGACGCCGCCCACCGAGACATCGTTGGACGTCGAGCTGGTGCCGGCAATGATCGGCCCGGCGGGCGCATACGGCGCCGCGACGACGGTCGCGCCGGGTGTCATCAGCGGGCTTATGTCGGTGATCATCTAGTAACGCCCTCGACGATGCTCAGATTGATCAAGAGAGTGCGCCGAACATAGCTATCGGCGGAGGCCACCACGTCGGCAACATAGTTTCCGGGCTGCTGAAATTTCATCTGCGCAACAGGAAGGTAGAACAGCAAAAAGCCAATGTTAGGAAACGCACCAACGACTAAGGTACGATCGTCGCTTGACAGTGTCAGCAGTACCTCATGGTCGTCTATGCTACGCCTCACGTACATTGCAAAGTCGATACCGCGGAGATCTAGCTGATTTGGCGGCACTCCAAGCGATGGCGAGCCGGTGCCGCCGACCTGAAACAGCACCGACTCGACCATGTCCTCGTTGGTGCCGGTCATCATCGATACCTGCGCCAACGGCAAGGCAAGAATGTTGGTCACGTCGAGATATCCCTCAGAACCTCGCAACGAATGCATCCCAGCCGGCGCTGGTCGGATCCCACGGCGGCCACTTGCCGTCGAGCCACCACTGGGTATCGCCCGCCGCGATCAGCGCATCGCTGGCGCCCTGCATGCCATTCGGGCGGCCGATCCACTGGAAGATTGCCGTCGTGGTCGCGATGTCCGTGGTCTGCGCTGGTGTCAGCGTGCCGCCGGTGATCAACGTTTGTTGCAGCCCAGCGACGTAGGCGTTGATGTTTCTCTGAGCCTCCGCGCTCACCTTGGCCACGATGCGCCGCCCGCACTCGTCGATGGTGGAAGCCGATATGACTGCCGGGGTGAAGTCAGGAAACGGAAATTGGAAGGTGGTTGGATCCGGTGCTGGCATGCCGCCACCGGGCACGATCACGATGTAGGCGCCGGTGCCATACGACGCCGGATCAATGATCTGATCGTCGGTGTGAATACCGGCGACTACGTCGATGCCCTTGCAAAAATATTTCATGACTCTTTCTATCCGCTGACCATCGCATTGGCATTGCCGACAGTATTCATGGTCGGACTGGACTGTGCACCACCGGCACCGACGGCGAGAATGAAAGCCCCGTACCCAGCATAAAAATCGGCGTAGGTGATCGTCGACGAGGTTCCATAACTACAGTCGATGGTAGATCCGATCTGAGCCATGAAGCCATAAGCGCCACCGACGATGGCGCAATATGTAATAGACGCGGCAGATCCATTGATTACTTGCACTGCGGTACCACCAATCGAACTGATAAATAGCTTCGGTCCGGGCGTCCCACCTATCACTGCGGATGAATTGCCAAACATCTGCAATCCATTCCCTGCACAATCAGCAATTCTTGCGTTGTGGACTGTGTCAAGATCAACTTGGAGCGCTGCTCCGTACTGCACCACGATGCCACTGGAAAGCGAATCTACTATCTCCCAATGATTTGTTCCGCTCGATATCGGCACTGCAAACGGACCACCTTTGGCGATATCCGATATGAGCATCGTGGCGCCTTGCTGCACGACGACATATCCCGTTGTTCCGCACGAATAAAAATTCTTACCCTTCACGCTCGATCCAGCATCTATCCACCACGTGGTGGCGTTGTACATGCAACACGCAACCGTATCGATGTACATCGAAGAACTTTCAGTAAGATAGATGCCATATCCTTTTGGAAGTGCATCGAACCCGGCCCCGACAACCATGATGTTCTGCATCAATCCGAGGACTTTCCTGATGATGATGCCGAAGCCAGCCGCAAAATCCAGCTCGCACTGAAATGCCGTGCGCAGATAGGTCATGTTAGCGGCTGCAAGAGCCCTGATGTTGCCGCCACTGGATACGTTGGGCAGCGTCGGAAGGAAATTCATCGGGCCACCAAGAAGATGGATTCGATCGCCGTGAGGATGATCGATGATGACGTTGGTCGAATAGCTATGCACCAGCGGAGCGCCCGTGGATTGATGCTGCAACTGAAGCAGGAGCCATCCGGTCTCGTCGATCTTGCGGCGGTTCGCCCACGCCATTGCAACATTGATATTGGCAAAATCGGCACCGGCATTTGGTCCCACTATTTTCGTTAGCGTCGTGTCGATGATCGCCATGTTGATCGGCGACAGCATGCTGAACTTGGCTCCATCATAATTGACGCGGATCAGCATGCCGGGAATGATGTCGCCTGCTTCCAGCGACTCGCCGGTCGGCAGCACGAGAGACTTCACTCCGAGCCCCGCGACGTTGATGTCGCACGCGCCGGTATTGGTGTTCCCGACCAGCACCAGAAATCCCTGTCCAGCGGAATAGCTCGTTGGCACGACGACCGGAGTGCCTACGATGTGGTTCGGCGTTCCGACGTCCACCATGTAGTCGGCGCCGTTGAACCAACCGCCTGTAATCGTGGTCGAGCCAGCGGCACCAGACACCAACTGAAAGTTGGCGCCATCATAGACCATCACGGCGACGCCGCCCCGCTTCAGATCTCCGGGGACAAGCGTGCTGCCGTCCTTCTTGATGATCTGCTGGGTCGATAATCCGTTGATGCGAATGGTGCACGCGCTGGTGTTATCGGCGGCTACAAGAATGCGGACCTCTAGCCCCTGCTCATATGAGATCAGCGGCGGATCTAGCGCCGTGCTCAGCGAGTTGGCGGAGCCGGTATCAGTCGCCCACGAGAACAGGGCGCGTCGAGTCGAGCGCGTAAGTTGATACAAATCACCGTCGTCTGGAACGTGTCCGCCCTTGGTGATGAGATTGACGATCTCCCGCATCGGAAACTCGAACGCCGACGCCGGCGGGATCGAGCCGGCAATACCGAGTGACGGGTTTCCATTCACGTAAGATGCGTTTGGATCGACAACATTCGGCCAGTTTGGGCCATATGGGAGCTGGTAGCGAATTGTCGCCTCCTATTATTTGACTGCCCGGCGCCGCGTCTGCCAACCGCGTTTGGTGGCCTCGCTGCGCCGTTGTTTGTATTCTTGACTTGAAAAAACGCCTTGCATCTTTTCGCGGAACGCCGGATCTGCCCATCGCGCTCGCGCACGATCGGCCACCTTGGCGTTGTGCTCCGGAGATTTTGGTTGCTTGATTTTCGCCTTCACCTCTGGCCGAAGGAGCACGACTTTGCATCGCGCACTATGCTCGGCAAGTAGCACGGGATCGCTCCATGCGAGCTTGTTGCTTTGCGAAACCTTTTGTCGATGGCTCGGCGATCTAACAAATCCCCTCAGGCCAGAACCACCCGCGGACACATTCCACAAGCTCTCGCGATGAGCAGTTATTTCGGCGATCTCTTGCGTATAGGCTTGTTCATGAGTAAGCCCATCGATCAAAATGACCGCATCAATTTCCGATCCATCCAGCCATGCCTTGGTAAGTTTGTTATGGAAAAACGAAACCTTGATTACCTCGCCAGCGGCACGACGCCGAGCAATGCTCCGCACGCGCCGCATATGATCGTGCAATCGATCTCGCGTGCCCTTGCCAATGTAGCGAACGACACCATCAACGACGATTGCGTAGGTATAGGCGGATTTTGTCATGGCGTGCCCAACCATGGTCCGCCCGTAGCGAGATCTGGATACTCGAAGAAAATTTCTGTGTGCGCCGGCTTCCACCGCTCTAATAGACAGGCAACGGGACTATCCAATATGACGCGAAGATGCGGATCGACGCCCGCCTGACTCTGGCTGGCGCGAAACCATTGAAGAACCGCGGTGTCTGCATTGATGGTCCACGCGAACCGCATCTCGGGCGGACCGATGTACCAGCGATAGAGCCCCGTTTGATCATACTCATAACGAGTGTCGCCGCACTCGCTGACTCCCGCCATGAACGGCGCAAACTCTTTGATATGAATCGTGTAGCCAACCCAGCCTGACGCCCACTGGAAGAACGCGCGAGACTGCGCGCCCAGCAGCGTCATGATCATCACGAGCAAGCTTTGCCGCTGCGGGATCGACAACGCGGACGGAAAGCAGGGATCTGGCAGGCCCCAATTCCTCTCCCAGTCGGGAAGCAGCTCGACGGTGTGGCGCGGGTCGCTCTCGGTCTCTAAGAGATCGCCGGCGCGCGCATCTACGATTTGGGTCGTGCCATCTACATCGCTCGCCGGCTCGACTCCGGGGGAGCCCCAGATCTGCGCGAGCCCGCGCACGGTGCGCATGAGCACCGAGTCCTCGTCACGCGGCCACGCAAAGCCTCGCGGCAACAGATAGCTCAATGCATGCGTGTAATCGGCGCCAGAGCGCCGCATATGCCGGTCGCGCGGCAGATCATTCAAGCTCATTGCTGCGCGGCCTTATTGCTTCGGAGCGGGAACAGGGGAAGCAACATAAAAGATGTTTCCCAGAACCGGCATGTAGCCGGGATACGGCATCGGGACATGCGGCATGTCGGTCGAGTCGCCTGGGAGAGTAAGACTCAGGTCAAACGCCGTGATGCCAGAGGCGCTCGCGATCGCGGTGCTGGACCATTCTCGATACCACGTTGATCCGGGAATAGCCTGCGTGAGGAACGCGGCGAGGAGCCGGTCCTGCGCACCGGCATGCGTTGCCCCGGTGTCGGGCTGTAGATTGGAGATGGTGTGATCGATCGCGTAAGCGATCGGGCTCTCGATGAAGAAATCCTTGATGGCGACCGGGCGAACGGAGTCGATATATTCCCGCACCGCTTCGATGTCCTGAGATGTTGGAAAGCCGCCATTGCTAGCGCGGAGGTCGTCCATCATAAATCTTACCGTGACGGTGCCTATTCCCATCTCATTCGGGTAGCTCCATGCACGCGTGACGCCAGGAACGGCCAGCGTCCACTGCACGTAGTCCTTGGCGTCGCCGCCCATTGGTGGTTGCTGAATTCGCAGCAGCACCCGCGAGCGAAGCTGATCATCGGTCTCCGGATCGGCGCCGCCGTCGATGCTGACGACGACGGTCTCGCTGTCCACACCGATGAGCAGTGTGTCGAACGTTAGAATATCTCCCGGCTCACGATTGCTCACCGCGCCGCCGTCGAGCGCGCGCACCGGCACCGGCGTCGGGCCATCGCTCACCGCTGTCTGTGCGGTTACCTCGTATTGAACCTGATCAACGCCGCTTGTAAGCGTGGTCGCGTTAGGGATCACGGCGCCAAGCGTGCCGGTCGCGTTGATGGTGCCTTCGGCCAACGTGGCCTGCTTACGGCCGATCGTGCCGTCGCTGTTGACCAGCCAAATCTGACCGTGCCGGTCGAGCCATTCTGTCTCGGCGGTATCTGGAAGTAGCTGGAGAGACAGCCAATCAATATATTCGAGCACCAGCCGCGCCAAGCCGGCCATCGCGTCGGACATGACGCGAAGCACGCTGTTCGGGACAAGTATCGCGCCGCTCAAAAAAGCGGTGACGTTGTCCCGATTCATTTGCCTCACTTGTTTGAGGGTTGGCGTATACCAAGGCAATGGCTTATTCCTGCTAAGCGAGAGGACTCATCTCTGTCCACAGACCGGCGTATCGCAATTCGATCGCCGTCTTCGGCCCGCGATACAAGACGACCTGCACATCGATGCGCGAGTAATTTCCGCCCAGGCTCCTGCTAGCGACCACTTCAACGTCGCTGCACAGCCGATTGTCGATGAACGGTTGCAGGCATTGCTGCGTATAGAATTCCGCGCGCGCGAGCGTCGAGCCATAGCGATAGTTGATGTCCGTGATCTTGCTGCGGTACAGAAGCCAGATGCGCGAGCCGATCGGCCACGCGCCCCAGATTTCCGCCGCGTCGAGATCGCCCCACCATCCGCGCCGATCGTCGTCCGGCGGCAGCCCCGGAAGCTCGTCGTCCACCAACGCGAGACCGTCCGTCGCCAACGCAACGGTCACCGCCGTCGCCAGCTCCTCGGTCTCGTCGAGCATGCCGGCCGGCGTCAGCAACCAATCCATCGAGACGATGACCGGGATGCGCTGCGGGACCTCGATGATCCTGATGTCGGTCATGACGGCCAACCTGATGTAGCGTCGTAGGCGATCACATGCGCCACGTCCAAAAGCGCGTTGATCTCATTTGTCTTGTTCACTCTGACAGTCTGAAGCGAAGAACGGCGAGCCTGAATGGTAGAGACGATCTGTCCTATCCCACTAACGTTTAAAGTTAGTGCCACTGTCTCATTTAACGGCGTGAATCGGGCGGTCGTCTGACTGGTAGGCGTTACAACTTGAGCGATATTGCTGATGACATACTGCGGTTGTTGAGCCATCTGACCGCCGCTCACGCTCGCAATATAATTGGCACTGGCGGTGTTCAAACTGACTGTATAAGGAGCTGATGTCCCCTGACTACCACCAGTTACATAGGTGATAGCAGTGCCAGCAGCGCCAGCGGCAGCATAGGAAACGGCCGGCACGGATTGAATAGCAGTATCGCTGTGCACCGCCGTGTTTGTCTGGGTGGCAAGGGAATCCACCATGCTGGGAGTAGATGACGTGATCGCGGCCTGCATGTCCGCGTAGGCCGTGTCGCTCGCGTCCCAGGTATGGCCTATCGCCGTGACCGGCAGTTGCCGCTTGCCGTTGTAGATGCCGTTGACGATCCCGATCTTGACGCGCTTGGCCTGCGCCAGTGTGATCTTCACCGTGGTCAACGCATTCGCCGCCACCAGCCAATTGTTCAACACCGTCTGATAAGGCGTGGGATCGAGCAGCGGCTCTAGGATGCGAAGACGATCATTGTACTCGATGTTGCCGGCGCCAGTGCTGCAATCGTAGGCGACGATCGCGACGTTGGTCGGCAAGCTCGTGGTGTCCACGCCAAGCGGCTGATTGTCGATCGATACGACGCCCTCGGAAGTCGCGATGACGAAGTCCACAAGATCATGCCTCGATCACGCCACCAGCATCGCCGGGCGCGAACGGGCCGCTGCCGCCGCCGCCCGTGCCTGGGCTGCTTTGCGCAGGAGGTGCTGCTGAAGGCGCTCCGGGATTGCCGCCGCTGCCGCCTCCGCCCATGCCCTCTGGCAGCAGCACCTTGGGGCAGACGTGGGCCACAATGCGATGACCCTTGCTATCGATCGACCCGCGCATGGCCGCGGGAGTGTTGGCGCTGAGATCCCCGACTAGCACCTTGCCCTTCTGATCGTCGCAGAGCACGGCGGTCTTCACGCTACCCTGATCCGGCGTCTGCAATTGAACCTTCTTCTTCCCCGCAATAGTGATGCGCTCTTTGTCG